GCCGCCAGATCTGCTTTGTAACATTACAACGTTTTCACCATCTACATAGCCGTACTTAGCGCCCTTCATGGAGCTTTGAATGACCGACCTTCTAAGAAAGCTCTGCTGCTTCCAGAACTTTTCCTGATCAAGTGCCGCCTGTAGAAGTCGGTATTCCTCGGGGTCTATGTCTATCTCTGTGTCTTCTATGTCCGGGTGCAGAATCCTAACCGCGCTGTAGGTGGATTGGCTGCCGTCTAGGTCTGGCTGCTCTCCTGTCCTCACAAGCTCTAGGAAGCTCTCTGCCGCCTTCATAAGTGCTTCAGCCTCTATCGGGTCATACTCCACCGTAAACTCCCTGTATTCGCCTCCTGCGACTGCACAAAGTACACCGGGACTATGCAAGCCCGTGACAATCATGTACCAAAGAACTTGAAGCCTGTAATGCTCCGGCAACATAGGCATAGCGTTTCTAGAGAATTTGATCTCCAGAATGTATAACCTGCCATCTTCATCTTCTATAACGCCATCCGGGTTAGCGTGGAATGACGCGTTCTTCTGTGATTCGTAAGTGTAATCTCCGGTATGAACTATGAGATGCGGGTGCATGTCACCGAACAGCCGGACTATTGCAGGCTCGAAGTAGTTGCCTAGCTTCATAGCCATTGTGCCTTCTGTAGGCAATAGCAAGCCTGACTTCTGCGCCCATAAGTACACCGCGCTAGTCCAGGGGGATTTATTCATTATCGGGGCTATGTCGCTGCCGCCGATTGCGTGAGATCTCTGAGCATGCCACTCTGGAGATCCTGCCGGGTGTGTGCCGATTAATGTGCCGCCTAGTTTGGCTATTGTCTTATTTACTGTGATCATGTTTTGGAGCATAGCAAAGCAGCGCGACATAATTGCAGTTATTGTTTAGGCATGAACTCAGAACAAGCTCTCACTGCACTAGCAGAAGGCATTAGAAAGACCGGGGCAACCGCTTGCCAGACTTCTGACCCTGATGCTTGGTTTCCAGAAGGTGGCGTTCCAAATACTAGCCTTAGGTCTGCGATTAGTCTCTGTAAGATCTGCCCGGTTAGGTCGCTGTGTCTAGAGTTTGCTCTAGTGAATGATGAGAAGCATGGTATCTGGGGTGGAGTCAACACTAGGCAACGCGCTAGAATGCGTAACGCTCAAGGCTAGTGTAAAAAGTAGTCCGAGAAGGGTGTAAAAAGTAGTCCGAGAAGGGTGTAAAAAGTACTTAAAAGACAACCGCCCCACCTTCTCAATAAAGAAAAGACGGGGCAGTGTTAATATTTTTATTTTAGCAGTTAAACGCCTGGAATGTGTGGAGGCTCTATTCCCTCGGTTACGTCTTCGTATTCTTCAGGGTTGTTTACCTCAGTGTTCTTTACTGCCATTAATGAAGCAAAGAAAGCTAAAGCCGCTGCGACGCTGCTAAGTATTTGCTGCGATTGCTCTCCGGTAACTATCCCGGCAATTACTAGAAGCGGCACTAGTCCGGCTACTGCTGCGTAGATTGCTTTCCTGATTTGTGGGTTGAATCTCATTTTGCGTACCTTTCCAATAGTGCTAGTGGGTCAAAAGTCTGACCGTAGAAGATGTGCTTAGGGGTATCTCCGTAGGTGAGATGAAGATGGCTGCCGCGTGATGCGCTACCTGTGTTGCCTACTGCTGCAAACCACTTATTACCCTCCCAGATTTTAGTACCGACCTTGTGCTTGCTCTTTACCTTCAAGTGAGCAAAGCCTAGATACATAGGCATGTCTTTGCCTTCATGCCAGAAGCGTAGGACTAAGCAATTACCTAGAACATCACTCCAGGTGTTTACTACTATTGTGCCTGTCTCTGGGGCTGTGATCCAAGAGCCTGTCGCTGCGCCAAAGTCTAATCCTCGGTGTGGGCTAGTCCTGTTAGCTGTAGCGCCGTAGAGTGCTGTGATGCTTGCCTTAGGTAATGGGTATCTCAAATTAGCACCTGTGAAACAACGGTAACAGCGAAAGCGGTAAGAGCAGCAGAAGCGAAAGCGGTAATCCAAGCGTTTTTCCAGCGAGCCTTTTCTAGCTCTCTGATTCTGTCTTCATGATCTTGCAGCATTTTGAACCCGGCTTTTACGTCCGCCATGTCACCTACTAGCTTTAGTAGTAACTGCTGCTGAGTGTTGCTTCTCGGTATCTGCTCAGACATTAGCCGACTAGTGCCGTTACTTCTGCTTCGGTAAGCCCTAAAGCAAGCAGCTTATTACGCCCAGATAATTTTTTAGCGGCTGTTGCGTTTTCAGCCTTATCCTGCGCTGCCTGACTTGCTTCTGATTCGATACGCATTTCTTCGCGCTCGGTAAGCTCCGCAGAAGTTAGCTCGATGATTGACTCTCGCTGACCCTTTGGCTTGTTTAGGTCTACTACTATTTTGACTGGGGTTTCTGACATTTTTTCCTAACTTAGTATGTAAAGGGAAGCGGTTGTGTATTGTACAAAGTTTCCACCTGTAGCTAATTTTATTGAACTAATTGCAGAACCAGCGCCAGAATTATGCCCGTAAGAGTAGGTAAGGTATGCGCTCGAAGTGCTAGCGTTTTCTATTACGCTTTCTAAAAGCATTCCTTTAGCTTGAGATGCTGAATACCCAGGGAAATAGAGCCGTGAATTAGAAAATAACCCGGCAGAAAAGGTCGAAGGGGTTACCGCAACCGGATTATTCCAACTAGTAGAGTTTCCGCTATTGCCTTGAGTATTGCTTCCATTAGAGTAGAGAAAAGTGTAATCATAAGTAGAGCTTGTAATGTTGTTTATGGTGACATTCAGGGGTTGCACACCAGAAGAACTGCTCCTAGCGGAAAGCAGGATACAAAGGTCGCTGCCGTCTGAGGGTATTCCTGCAAACTCTAGAGCAGCTACGGGAGTGCTTCCTACTTCTATGCGTTCTATAAATTTCACTTCAAGCCTCGATCCCAAACAGAGAGAATACGGAATTTATTGCAAAAGAGTTAGTCCCAGAAGAAAACCTTATAGAGGTTATGGCAGAGGTGCTTCGCCATACTCCAGCCCCTTTTGCGACATTATCATAAGTTGATGCTCTTACGTTTCCATAATTGAATACAAGATTTTTACGCCTGTCAGTCTGGGAAAAGTCAAAAAGAGAAAACTCTAAGTTATACAAACCGCCAGCAACTGGCTCATAGTCGTTGTATAACTTTATGAAATTAGCGCTAGTGCTTGCCTCAGTCCTAAAATTCAGACCACTGCTTGCAGTAAAATTGTAGGCATAGTTAGAACCAGTGTCATTGTTGAATGTTATGTTTGGCTGCATTGTTGAAGCCGACGGAACCTTAGCAACTAAAACCAAATCTCTGTAACCTGCTGCAATCGTGTCTAAAGATGTGAAATTGACGGAAGTTGCTGCAGTGCTAAGAGTAATAGTCGAGAGTGCTGTGTATGTGGGCGTAGGCATTACTGACCTCGTATTCCATAGAGACTAAATTTTGAGCCTGTTGTAAGGCTTGAGGCTGAAGTGCTACCAAAAGCAATAGAGGTAATTGCGCTAGTTGAGTTATTCATTCCACTTCCAAATTGCGCTTGATTTAGTTGAGTGCCGCCCATACCGCCTGACATTATTCTTAAAACCTGTGTTTTATTCGTACTAGCAAAATCCAATAAATCAACTATTGCAAATCCAAAGGCGCTTGCAGTTTCGTTAGCGGCAAAAAGATTGAAGCCTACAGAAATAAAGCTTTGATTTATAGCTGATGAGTTGTTTATCATAGAGTGCCGAGAATAGTTAGCAGTAACTCCATTGAAAGTAATTGCAAGGTCATCTTGAAAATCTGCTTTGCTTGATCTAGCAGTAAGCCTAACCTGTAAATCTTTGTAATCTGTATAAGTGCCTAGCCCTGAGAAGGTGACGCTTGAAGCTGAGCTAGTTAGCGTTGTTGTTTCTAGTAGGTCATAAGCGCTAGCGGCAGCACCAGAAGCAGCCCAAAAGCCAAAAGGAATAAGACTCATGCGAGATTGCCAACTAGGTAATAACTGTTAGTTGCTTTCTTTGTAATGCTCGCGCCTGCGAACTGACCGCCTGTTAGCAAAGCTGCGTCTTTAGAGTTGAGAGTAACCCCTGCGCCTGCTGCGAAAGTAATTGCGTCTGCGGTGTTCTGAATAAAATTCACTGTTTCGCCGATAGCAAGCTCATCATCTACTGTAATTGTGATCGCTGCGGTTGCATAGATAAAGCTGTTAGCATCTCCGGCTACGATTGCCCTAGACGTTGCCTGCTCGCTAACCGTAGTGCCTGTGTCTGGGATAGAGATGGCATTCTCCCAGGCTGCCCCGGTGTACTTGGTTAGATTGCTAGTGCCTGTCAGGTAAGCGAACTGACCGTTTACCGGAGTTGCGATAGCAGCTTCCCTAGCGGTTGCATCTGTAAAGACAGCTATAGCCTGCTGCATTAGATTTACATTTAGCTCGCTCGCTTGCAGTGGGTTTCCGTTTGCAAATATTTTGTAGGTCATGCTATGCCTCTTTCCATAGGTCTAGTGTAGTGAGCCAAGTGTTCGAGTCAATGAAGTGACTCGCTTTTACGATGGTGTAGTAATCAAGAATCTCTAGAGTATCCTGCGAGAAGTCCACTCCGATTAGTTCGCCGGGGAGTAGAAAAGCCGCTTCTGTCAAGTTGCCCTGTCTGTCTAGGGTTAGTGTTTCTACATTCTGCACTAGGTCAGTAGGCGATTGGTTGAACACTGAGTTTGACCACCTCTCTAGTTCTTCTGTTGTAGTTGTGTTGAGCGTTATGTCTTTTGCATAAGTGCCGTATAGCGAAATAGAATCGGAGTTCTCTCTGATTACAAAAGTGTCTGGATCTGACTTGAGTTCTACCCTAAGCGAGTTGAAAACCTCATCGCTGCTTGATAGTGTCCTGATGTTTGTCATGCATAAGTGATAGAGAGTTTCGTGATTATTCCCAATTGTGTAAACTATCTGCCCCGAACCTAATACGTCTATGCCGCCTAGCTCAGATTGCCCTAACGTAAAGTAGCCGCCGCCTACCGGAAAGTCTGGAAGAATGCTCGAGTCGGGTCTAGGGATAAAGACAAACTCCTGCGTGCTGCTGTCTATCCAGAAAAGCCCTAGACCTACTTGTATAGCTTCTTCGATTAGAAGTTGAGGTATGACCTCGCTAAGGACTTCCGACGGTATGCGGCCTGCTGCCGGCTTGCTTAGCGCGCTAATGCTGCTGCCATAGTCGTTAGCTATAATCTCTAGCTGCTCTAGCGGTGAGACGTAGCCCTCGGCGTTAGAGCTGTCGAACTCTACTAGTCGAGTGTTTAGCAGCTGCTTCATAGTGTCGTAGGCAATCACTTGCAGTAAGTTCTTGCCGTCTATTGTGTAAGTGCCGCCGATACTGTCAATGATCCCTGACCAGATTGTTACGTCTACTAAATCTTTTTCTAATCGAACTCTGACCGGAACACCTGGGCGAAATGACGAATTAGTAGAAGGGTCGTATTCGTAGGTTTGCAAAGTTAGACGCGCTGCCGCTGGCTGAGGCTGAAAGTAAAGCTGATCTTGTATTGCTCCGCCGTTTTCTAGGTTGGCCAAGTTCACGCTGCAAGACAAGTTCTGCCAAGTGAATGCCTGTTCACCGCCGCCGCCTAGAATGTTATCTCCGCCTAGCAAGCTCTGATTTAGGATAAAAAGATTGCCGCTAGAAAGAACTCTGGCGCTGCCTAGTGTGCTAACGCCAACTATAAAAGCATTCTCTGAAGTGTCTGGAAGAAAGAACTCAACCTTGAGATCGCTAGTTATGTCGAAGTTAGCTATCGAGGTCATCGGAGAAGGTTTCTGCTGCCCTGAGTTTTGAGCGTGTTGTTTATCTCGTTGATGATTTGTTGCCCGTCTACGTTAGCCCGGTTGATGTTTATAGTAATGGCGTTGCCAAACTGATCAAAGCGACCCCTGCCGCCCTGCGAGATGCTGCCCTGCCTAGAAAACTCTCCGCCGCCTGCTTGCATGTCTGGGG